TCGCAGGCGGCTAGGGAGGCAGGCTGACTCCTCAATCACTCTCCCCGAGGGTGTCAGCCTGCCTCTTCTTCGTACAAGTGAGCGCACCACCTACAAGAAGTGCGAGTTTTTGTGGTGGTTGATATACGAGAATAAGCTCCAGCCGCAAACAGAGATGCCTGCGCTTAGGTTCGGCAGTCTCGTACACAAAGCCCTGGCAGCCTACTACGTGCCTGGCGTGAAGCGCGGCGTGCATCCAGCACGTGCCTTTGAGAAAGCCTACGAAGAGGACGCAAAGCACAACAGCGAGATCTTCGGCATGCGCGTTGACGAGGAAGATCGATGGGTCAATGCGCTAGAGCTCGGCGTGGCCATGCTTGAGAACTACGTGTCTGAGTATGGCAAGGACGACCGCTGGGAAGTCCTAGTCACCGAGATGCCATTCCGTGTGCTGGTAAGCCACGAGGTACGCATAGACGCATGGCCACACAGCAAGGTCGTGCCGTGGTTCTGGTACACCGGCGTGCTGGATGGTGTGTGGCGTGATCGAATGGACAAGACTCTGTGGATCCCTGATCACAAGACGACTGCCGGCATAGGCGACAGCAAGCTGAAGTATCTACAGGTTGACGACCAGGCGGGTGCGTATTGGTCATGGGGCGTGCAGTTCTTGCGCGAGCAGGGTATGCTGGGGCCCAAGCAGCAGCTTAATGGCATGATGTACAACTTCTTACGCAAAGCCCTGCCCGACGAACGGGCAAGCAAGATCGTCAATGGTAAGCGGGTGTACGTGAACCTTGATGGGAGCATCAGCAAGAAGCAGCCATCACCGTACTTCTTGCGACAGCCGATCTTTCGTGATGAGTTCGACCGCGCCGAAGCACAGCGGCGCTCACTCATTGACCAGCATCGGCTGGAACTACTGCGCTCAGGCGAGCTAGAGATCAGCAAAAATCCCGGCATGTTCACCTGTCCGACTTGTTCAATGCGGGATGTCTGCGAGCTACACGAGACGGGCAACGACTGGAAGACGTTCCTGAAGCAGACAACAAAGCCGTGGGATCCTTACGCGGAGCATGAGGTGTACGATGGCCGGTAGACGCGCAGCCCCACAGCGTAGGGATGCACAGTCTAATCAGTACGACATTCTTGCCGGTATCACGCCGGTAGGTACGGGTGACTGGATACGGCTAGGATTGTACAGCTATCCTGGTTGGGGCAAGACGTCCCTGGCGGGCACAGCCGCTGAGGCAGGACGCACGCTTATCATACACAGTAGCCTCAGCCTGCTACCGTCACGCATTCTGAAGCTGCCGAATCTAGAGCATTTCTTGGCCGACAACTGGGAGCAGATGCTTGAGGTGCAGGAATACCTACGCATGAGCCAGCATCCGTACCTGTGGGTGTGGTGGGACTGCGTCAGTATTGATCAAGACGTGCTGCTGGATGATGTTTGGGACGCTACCGTGGCTGAGAAGCCTGCTCGCGCATACCAGATCGGCGCTGATGGCAAGCCTGGTAAGCCCAATTTGTCGCCAACCAGCGGCCTCGATCGCGGTGAGTACGGCCGCAACATGGAGCGGATACAGCAATGGATCCGACACATGGTCGGTGCAAACAGCTTTCACTTCGGGGTCACATTCCACCCGCATGAAGGGCAGCATCCTACCAATGATGAGGGTGGATCACTTCTCCGTCCGTATGTGCAGGGCAGAAACATGACGGAGAAGATCTGTGGGTACATGAACATGGTCGCATTCTTGGAGGTGATTGAAAACGACGACAAAGATCTGAAGTGGCGTCGGCTGCATGTGGCGGAGAATAGCCGATTCTATGCCAAAGATCAGTACGACGCTTTCTTGCCCAAGGGCTACACGGACAACCCAACAATACCGAAGATCATGAGGGCAATCGAGGGTGCACGTGGTAAGCCACTGGGTGGGACATACCACACCACCAACAACGGACCACGCCGTCGTGGTCGAAGGGAGCAATAGTGGCAAAATTGATCAAGTACGACGTCTCAGGCGTCGAGGAGTCAGGTGGCGGCACCGGCGTGAAGGTGAAGCCAGGACTGCGCATCGCCAAGATCGTCCGCTGCCAACAGCGCGAAGCGAAGCGGGACGGATCACCCGCCAACGATATCGAGGTCGCGCTCGACTTCGGGTCTGAGTACGACTGGGGCTTCACATACATCGGTCTCAGCGAAGCTGCCGACTGGAAGCTGGCCGAATTCGTACGCGCAGTGGGGCTCAAGGACAGAGGCCAATTCGACCCCGACAAGATGCTCGACAAGTTCGTGCGCGTCAAGGTCAACTCTGGCCAGTACGAGGGTGAGTACAGCCCGCAGATGGGCAAGTTGATGAAAGCTGTGTCTGGCGACGACGAGACGTGGGCTGAGGGCAACGGTTCAGTCAGCGAGCTCTCAGGCAGCAGCAAGAGTGGTCCCGAAGATGACGACGACAACGGAGATGACGACGACGACGCAGCCGTCGACACCAAGACATACAGCAAAGCTGGCTTCGAGCCGTCGCGCGAGGGTGAGGAGTTCGGCTCGTACGACGACTGGACAGACGACGACTTGTACGCAGAGGCTGAGGACCGTGACCTCACCCTGCCCGGTGGTAGGGGCAGCAAGCGCAACAAGACCATTGCGGCTCTGCGCGCAGAGGACAACGCTGTGTCGGATGCGGCGGACGAAGCTGAGACCACCGAAGACGACTACGACGAGTGGGACCTCGACCAGCTGAAGGAGGAGTGGGATCAGCGTCAGCTGGGTAAGCTGCCCGCAATCCGTGGGCGTGGTGCTGAGGAGCGCATGATGGCCGCCATCATCGAGCAGCTTCGCGCCGACGACTCCGAGAATCCATTCGACGCATAGACCAAAGGCTATGAGCGAGGCTTTTCGCACAGACGATATGACGCTGGCTACCGTGCTCGCTATGAGCGGACACACGTACCGGCTAGAGTCACTCGTGGGACGAACTGGTAAGCGCATCAACTGGGTGTTTTCTTGCTCCATTAGTGAGCGGCAAGATGTTGACGTCACTGTCTCACATTACCTGCGCGGTGAATGCAGGGTTGAGCCCAAGATGTTCGTCACACGCACGTCGCTGATCCGTGAAGAGATGTACCGGAAGATCGGTACGCCTGACAGACGGATGCAGAGTAAGCGAGAAGCCTCGTCTCAAGCCTGAGGCGATGCCCGTCACAAAACGACAGATTCGTCTGCTTGCCCCATATCTTGAGGGCGAACAGCCGACCCATATAAACATCGACGGTACGCGGGAGTGGAACCTGAAGTGCCCGCTGCATGACGATGAGAAGCGGTCCGCCAGTCTCAACATTGAGAAGGGTGTGTTCTACTGCTTCCGTTGTGGTGGTATGCCCATCACGGCGCTGATCAGGCGCATGAGCGAGTGGCGTGAGACTGACGGTCACAGTAATGGTGATCCCGACCTTAATGGGCAGCCTACGCCAAAGCCCACACGTCTGCTCAATGAAGGCATGATCGCAGGCTGGCACAGCGCACTGCTCAGCAACGAGAGCGCACTACAATGGCTGCTAGAGCGGCGCGGCATCACGCTAGAGACCGTGCGTACCTACGAGATCGGTATGGAAGACAAGAAGCACTACACCATCCCGGTCCGCTCTGTCGACGGTGAGATACTCAATGTGCGTTACTACAATCCCACGCCCGGTACAGGCAGAAAGATCTGGGGTGAGCGCGGCTACAACAGCCCACCACAGCTGTATCCTTTGGCTAAGCTGAATGCCGGCCTGGACAAATACATCATCGCTGCCGGTGAATGGGACACCCTTCGCACGCTACAGGCAGGCTACAACTGTGTGACTCGTACCGCCGGTGAGAACGTGTGGCACACCGAATGGAACGAGTGGTTCAAGGGTAAAACCGTTTATGTCTGCCAAGACCGCGATGAGGAGGGACAAGCGGGCGCACGAAAGATCGCGCGAGCATTATCTGTGATGGCGGATGTGCGCCTAGTTGAGCTGCCCTATGAGTTGGTCAAGAAGCACGGCAAGGATCTGACCGACTTCTTCCTCGAGCATGAGGAGAGCGAGCTACAGACCTACCTGGACGCAGCACAGCCTTACGCGCGTGGTAAGCCAGTACCAGAGTTGCAGACAATTTCGGTGCTGGATACATTTGACTCCAAGCGTATAGGCAAGCCTGTGCGCGTTATGGTTACTATCAGAGGCAGGAAAGAGCCTGGCTACTCGGTGCCGCAGGTGATACGGCTGGCATGTACACAAGATGCCGGCAACAAGTGTCATTCCTGCCCTCTTAACGGGCTGAATGGCGAGACAGAGATCAACGTGGCTAGCGACAACCCGATGGTGTTGTCTATGATTGAGTCTTCGATCAATACGTTAAACCAGGTCATCGCTGAATCATTCGGCATCCCGGGAGGGAGGTGCACGAAGCTGCAGTTCGAACACCTCGAGCATCAAGCCGTTGAGGTGCTGTATGGTAGACCAGCCCTGGACTACACCGACGGATCCGAACGCGGTCCTAGTGCTGCTGCATACAAGAACATCACGATCACGTCCGTGGGGAGATACGACACCGCACCGAATAACACGGTTAGTGTCATTGGAGCTCTACATCCTAATCCGCGCACGCATAACAACGAGTTCCTGGCTTCTGAACTAACGCAGATGGAAACGAGCGTTGACCGCTTTGACCTGGACGCTAAAACAATCAAGATGTTGCGTCGGTTCCAGCCTAGCAGCATACAGACGCCTCTCAAGAAGGTGGCCGAGATCAGTCGTGCGCTGGCTTCACATGTCACACACATACACGGACGTCCAGAGATGCATGCGCTCATGGATCTGACGTTCCACAGCCTACTGTCTTTCAAT